CCCTCCGGGAACAGGTAGGCCTCGGCGTCCGGGATGAACGGGGTGCCGCCCGTCGCCCCGCGGTACTCCTCCCAGACGACGCCCGCGAACGCGAACGCCCGGAAGTTCGGCTGCTGCTGCAGGAGGGACTGCGCGTCTGCCCACCGGAGGGTCTGCGTCAGGCTCAGGTCCAGGCGGAGCGTGTCGAAGAAGGTCTTCCCGCAGAAGGCGCGGTACCCCGAGATCGGCTCGGCCCCCAGCTCGTTCTCGACGAGGCGCTGGGCCGCGACAACCTCACCGCGGAGGGCGCCACCCTCGTCGTTGGTGCTGTGCGGGGTGAGCGTCGCGGTCTGCTGCGAGACATCGAACTCCGTGAACAGGTTGAGCAGCGTCGACCCGTCCGCGTCGAGGACGATCCCTTTGATGGCGCCGGCCCGCAGGTGCTCGAGGGTCACCTCGTGCATCGCCCGGAGATCGCCGAGCCGCTCGTTGACGATCGCCTGCAGGCCCTGGAGCGCATCCTCGGACCCGAACGCCCGGACGTTCTGGATCTCGTCGGCCATGATCGTCGACTCGCGCTGGAGGTGCGGGACCAAGAAGCTGCGTGCCTTCCGCTTCTCGGCGCCGATCGAGGACCCGGGGCCGCCGCGAGGCGAGGTCTGGATGAGCGACAGCCGCCCGTCCTTCTCCTCGACGATGACGGTCGTGGTCGTGATCCCCCGCTCGGTGAAGAGCCCGAGCTGCCCGATCCGCGAGGGCTTGTACGGGGCCTTCAGGATCGCGTCCGTCAGGGACACGGTGTTGAAGGCGTCGGTCTTGAAGACGTCCAACATCGGCATTGCTACTGACTCCTTCTCCCGCGCTTAGCGGGCGATGATCCCGAGGGCCTCCAGGTCCAGGTAAGCGGACTCTTTCTGGCCCGCCGCGATCGCGGCCGCCCAGTCCAGGTCGTTCTTTCGCACGACTGCGTGGCGCGCAACGATCACCCCGGCCTTGTCCGCGGACGTCGCGTCCACGTTGTCGTAGAGCACGCCGGCGGCATCGTCCCGACCGTCGAAGGTCGTCGGATCCCACGCAACGACCTTGCCCAGGGCGAGCTCGTTGAACGCGAAGACCTCGAAGAAGTCTCCGACCGCGAAATCCGTGGTGTCATCCGTGATCGTCAGGTTGAGCTGCCGCTGGTTGGCGAGCACCAGAGTGCCGCCGGCCCCGGCGACGATGTAGCCGACCGCCACGGTCTCGCCATCCGGCGAGACGACCTTGAACTCGCCGCTGTTCGTGATGGCCTCGATGCACTCGACCCTGTACTGTCCGGGCTTCGCGTCGGGGCCCAGCGAGAGGCCCGAGATGTTGCCGGTGCCGGTGCCGACCACGGCCGGGGCGCCGGTCGTCACGACGATCGTGAAGACGTCGCCGACGATGAAGTCGGCGCTGCCGTCCGCGATGTTGAAGTTGACGTGACGCGACACGTAGGGCGTGCCGACGACGGCATTGGGAAGCAGCTTGCCGCTCGGTGTCGTCACGGAGAACGTCCCGCCGTCCGTCGCGGCGACCGTGCACGTTACGACGTAGCTCCCCTTTTCCACCTCGGGGCCCGCGAACAGCGCGGACATCACACCGTCGCCGGTGCCGACCACCGCGGGGATGTCGGCCTTCCCCACGCCCTTGTTCACGCGGCCGACGACGGCGCCCGCCTTGAGGTTCTCGCCGGAGAGCACCGTCACGTTCTCCCGGGAGCGGTCGCCCGGGGCCTCGGACAGGATGAACTCGCCCGCATTCTTCCCTTCGCTCAGCAGAGCCATGTCACTTCACTCCTTCGGTCAGGCGCAGCTGATTGCGCTGCGCGTACACTTCGCGCACGTCGATGACCGGCTTGCGCCGAGTCCCGTCGTCCGGGCCGAGCCCGGCGTCGATCTCCACCTTGTCGAGCTTTGCCGTGATCAGCGTGGCCTGCTCCCGCACTTGGTCGACGGCCATGCCGCCCGTGACGTAGCTGTCGGCGAACTCTTCGAGCCCGGCGACCTTGCACACCGCACGGATCTCCTTGTCACGCGCTTGGGCACCGGCCCGGGACTCCTTCTCGGCGGCGATCCGCGCCGACACGTCCTCTGTGGTCGCGCCCTCGCCGATGAGCGCCTGCGCGAAGTCGATGTCGAGCCCGGCGCCGCCGCAGAGCTTTACGACCTCCGCAGTATCGGCGGCCGCCGGCTCGGGGGTGGGTTCCGGCGGAGCCTTCGGGGCCGGCTCGGGTTCGTCGTCCCGGACGAGGGCCTTGACGCGCTCGGCGTACTTCTCGGGGACCTTGAGTTTTGTGAGCGCCCGCGGGTTGATGCTGGCCGCCGCCTTCAGGCCCTCCACCTTCTCGTCGGCGAACCCCTTGGCGATCGCCTCGTCGGCGTCCATCCAGGTCTCGGCCTCCATGAGCGCGCGGAGCTCGTCCGTCTTGAGCTCGGAGTGCCACTGGTAGGTCGTGACGATCGTGTCGCGCACCGTGTCGAGGGCGTCCGCCTCCTTCCGCAGGTCGTCGGAGCCCCCGATCGCGAAGCTCCACGGATCGTGGATCATGATCAGCGCGTTGTCGGACATCCGGACGGGCGAGCCGGCCATCGCGATGATCGATGCCGAGCTGGCGGCCAGGCCGTCGACGATCGTCTCCACCGTCCGGCCCTTGGACACCCGCTGGTCGCGGAGGGCGTTGGCGATGTTCAGGCCGCCGAAAACATCACCACCAGGACTGTTGATGTGGACCCGGAGTGTCTTCACGGCCTCCTCGAGCTTCGACAGCTCCTCGACGAACGCCTTGGCGGTGGTCACGCCGTCGAAACCCCAGAGGTCGTCGAGCCAATCCCCGATGATGTCCAGGATGTAGATGTCGACGATCGAGGCGTCCTCGTCCTGGGCCCGGAACTCGAACCACTTCTTGCTCATGCCGTCGCTCCTTCGGTGGCGGGGACGGCAGCCGACGCGCGACCCGTGCTCGTCTCGTACGCCAGCCCCATCTCGGCGGCCCGCGCGTTGTCCGCCGCCTGCTCCTCGTCGATGACCTCGGCGTCCTCGCCCTGCTCGCTGACGATGGCCGAGCGCGAGGTGAAGCCGGCCTTGATCGCCTTCTCGGCCGCGACGACATCCTGGACGGGATGGATGTAGGGCCAACCCTGCGGCACCCACTTCACCTCGGTCCACGGGGCGGGATCCTCGGTGTAGGCCTCCGGAATCGGGAGGACGCCGCTCACGAAGACCTGGTCCATCCACCAGTTCCATACGGTCTGGCAGAGCTGATCGGCCACGAGGTTGTGCTGCCACGCCTGGATGCGCCGCCGGAATTCGTGGAGGATGACCCGCATCACCCGGTCGTTCAGACCCCTCATATCCCCGGTCAGCACCTCGTACGGCACTCTGGCGGCCGAGGCAAAGCTCATGAGCTGCTGCTTGATGAAGTCGGGATAGGTCGAGGGCGGGTCCGGCGGGTCGGAGAACTTGAGGTCTTCGCCGGGCGCGAGCTCGTGGCTGATCCCGGGCTCGAGCCCGATGACGTCGCGGTCGCCCCGCGTGGCGTCCGGCGCCAGCCCGGTCACCGGGTTCAGGCCCGAGCTCAGGTCACCGGCCGGCTGAGTGATGAACATCGCGTAGAGGTTGCCGATCTGCTGGCGGAGTAGCGTGGCGTCGTCGTACTTGTCGAGCTCGTGGAGACGGATCAGGCCTTGGGTCAGGTGTGGGATCCCACGGATTTGCCCGGGCCGCACCTCGTCGAACAGGTGGATGACCCACTTGGCCGGAACCCGGCGGAAATCGTTGATGTCCCATTCGTTCGGGTCGCCCGGGCGGAACGAGTAGAACCAGTAGGCGACGCGCCGGCCGATGCGGTCGAACTCGATGCCGGCCCGGACCTTGTTTCCATTCGGGCGCACAGCGTTATACGTATGCGGGCAAAGCTCGGCCTCGATCACCTGGATCTGGATGGGCACTCGCAGCCCGTCGCTCGGCAATCTCTTCCGCAGCCGCAGGAAGACCTCACCGGCCTCGAGCCAGGACCACACGGCCTGCCACTGCTGGTCGTACCAGGGGTGGCGTCCGCCCGCGTCGCTCTTCTCGGTCCACTGAGTCCACAGCCGCTGGAGGGCCCGCCGAAAGTCGGGGTCCTCCG